ACGTCATAATAATTTATACGCGTTTATTGTATTTAAGGGTTGGTGTTTGGATTAAGGAACAACCGTCTGATTCATTATAGGCATCGTATTTACAAAAACCACAATGGGGTTATTTATAATCAGATTGTCCAAAAATCCAATAGGATCGTGAATAAACTGCGCTCCAAAATGAATTGTAATAATAACTAAACCAACACAACAAAATACAATTAATCCATAAATTAACACTTCGGGTGCAAAGACCGATATCAATATTAAAATGATGATTAGTAATAATCCTACAACGACAATATCCATTTTTACACTTCGACCTTACCAAATTGCGATGTTGCATAATCATACGCTACCACTGTTGTGGGAACAATTGTTGGTGTATAAATAGCGGGGTTTAATCCGGGATCAAGAATATCCAAACCATATCGCAACGCCGACCCGTTTCCGCATTGTGAATCTTTCATCCTGATATATTCATCCAAAGAATATCCAATGTCTTCACTCCTACCACTGCCGAGTGTGGGGGAATCAATCACCGAATTTACATCATATTTATTGTGTTGATATATAAGGAAATTTTTTACTTGACTCCAATTCCCTCTATATTCTCCCTTCCCATACGCATCATAAATAAATGCGTGTATATCCCCATCATTCTCACACATACCGGGTTGATTGCCAACAGTTATAACATGATATGTGTATTTCTGATAACAATATCCACAACATAATATGAAAGCAACTATAACTATGACCACTATAAGTTTTTGTTCGTGTTCCATTATGGCCCATCCTCCCGAAACTCCTTTGGCATCGGTGCATCTTTCGGACACGCGGGATTAATAACATCCAATAATCGTGGGTATAATTTATCTGGGCCATCCCACTCGCAATAAAGTCCACACCTATAACACTTTGTTTTTGTTTGTATAGGTTTCTTCACCCACGCCAATCTTCGTTTATAGTCCGATGTCATTTCCCCTCTCGCTTCTGCCTCGGCTCAAAACAATCTTTAAACACATAATCCGGCGAATACCCCGTCTTCTCACGATACCCACAATCACAGTCTTCCCAATACACGGTATTCGTACATCCCATAACATTTGTTATACGAAGGTTGGGACCACCACACCAAGGGCAAATTCTACTTGTCGTGATGAACAACCTCCACGAAATGATGCTCGTGGTCTTCTGAACCGGGGCAATACTTACAACTCGAATCATGGAGTAGTTCCATCATTTTGAAACTTTCTGATGTTAAGTTGCAGTTGAGGCATTTTAGCATTTTGGTTCCTCGTCTTTAATACATTGAAATTTTGGCAGTTGGGGGACTGCACAGAACCAAGTATATGACATTGCAACAATAAGGAATACAACAATGGAAATAAATCCATCTATACTTCTTGTGGAAGTTGGTTGAATATTAATCCAAGTATTGAACATCCATCCGAACGCGATCCAAATTAACAAAGCCATTATTACAACAGACTTCTTCCATGCCCATTTCACAGTACTACATTTGATGGGCAACACGATTACTTTACGGGGATCGCTCATTTAATTACACCACCCTCTTCTTATTCGGAAGAAACTTCGAAGATACATCATTACAAGTAGTAGTATCCCCACACACTTCACATCTTCCATAAGATCGGAACATCGATTCGGGCCAATTATTTTCTTCACTACATTTATTACAATAAAACATTTTTATTTCACCCACTTCAAATACTTTACAACACACTGTGTATTTACTTTCATCTCAATCCCCCCTAGCCTCAAACCTGCTCACATCAACCCACTCCGGGTGTATTCCCTTCTCCCATTTCATCGCATCAGATACAAACCTTTCAGGCGCAGGTTCTTCCGGTGGAATTTCTTCATTCGCATTAAATTCTTCGCTATTCATCCAATCTCTACCATATGTCTCACGGCAAAGTGCCTGACCCCAATCCCATTGTTTGCCGTCTTTTTCATAAACGGTTCCGCCATATTTGTAAGCCATTTCGGAAGTCCAATCGATAATGTATTGCCATGTTGGATGTCGCATTTTAACCAACCACTTCTTCATTCCCTACAAATTCTTTCAACTCTTTATATACTTCAGAAATCTTTTTTGCAGTGGGAAAAGGAATATTTATTCCTTCCATGCCTTCGATGATTGCTATCAAATGATTGATTTTCAAACTATCGGTTTTTGTTATTGACATTTACTCACACCACCCCGGTTTTTCAAACTCTTTCCTTAATGCAGGCAAACAATCGTTACAGCATCTTCCGGCAAATGAGTAACAAACCGTTTCATCGACAAACTTTCCACAGTTGCTACACTTGCGCATATTCTTCTTTATCAGTTCCATGTCATAATGATCGGGAACTTCGATTCGAAGTTCGTCTGGCCCCCAAATATAAATTTCTGCATCATAAAGATCCTTAATATTTGGATATTTAACCAAATCTTCAGTTCGCGTAAGAATAGACATTATAAATCCGTCTTTCGATAATTTAGAAGCTGAATCAACAGATTCGAGATTGTCATATGTTGGTTTTATAGACCAACCATCTTTTACCGCATCATCTCTAAATTTCTGAACATTACGTAGTTGTCCAATGTTATTGTTTGGGCGTTTCATTTAAATCAAATCTCCTTTCTTACTCACTACATCGACACCTTTCTTTTTCCTAATCAAAATTACTTTACACTGACCTTCATATATTTCATCGTGGAAGTAATGTGAGATATACCCACTACTCATTTTGTGTTTATAATTTTCATCTTCCGCAGCAATTTCAACTTTTCCGGATTTCTTTACATTAACTTCAATAATTTCTTCGTCGTCTTTAATAGTAATTTGTTTGGTCATTTTACACCACCACAACATATTCTTTAAATTTTCCCGCCTTTAAATATCGGAGTGGGTATTTTTCCACTATTAAACTCTTTCCGCATAATAGCGCACAATGGACAACCATCTACACTTCCAGCAAGATGTGCATGTGTTTTTCCAAAATAATGTTCAATAACACGAACAGCCTCAAATTGATCTTTTGGATTTATTCTCATGAGAATATCTCTTGCCTCTACGATATCAACATGGTTTTCATCAATTTTACTAATTATGAAATCCACCAAACTCTTTTTTGTCATACACACATATAGAACGCGTTAGTATTTAATGGTTGTTGTCAACCTTCCCACACTCACTACAAACCTTCCCACAATTAAAACATGTTGCCTTTTCAAGAAATGGTGGGGTTAATGAAATGTCACATGTTGGATTGTTACAACAATTGAAGTTTGGATGTTTTATGGATGTTGTTTTTATGCACATGGTTAATCATTCCACATTAAGAATTATCATTTATGTTATTATCTTTTTTATCATCAAAGATAAAAAGAATTGTTCCTATTACCAATCCCAAAATTAAATAAAACAACACCCACATAATCATAGATAATTTTATTTTTATACAAAACATAACAATTATCGATATGAGTGTTACAACAATCGAAAATGTCATCCCAAGCGATATTGCTAGCAACATTCTTCCAAATCTTGTCATTTTAAAAACCTCTCTTCCTTATCTCCTTTTCTAAATCCACACTCAATACATGCCCCAGACCGTTCACAATATTCCCATCATATTCTATCGTTCCCGCTTCCGGGTCAGAACCCACTAATTGCAAAGGCACTAGTGCAGGAATAAATATATGGCTTGAACAACCCGCCTTCTGTTCAAACTCGCTAATAACTCTTTTCTCCCCGCGTCCACAAGTCCATGTGCCATCAACTTCTGGGGTGGAAAAGGCGCACGTTCTACAACTAACGAGTGGCAATTTTTTATTCCAACATAAATCAGCGTGGTCGCAGAATTTACAGCGGAAATCTGTTTCGGAGTTGCCGAGTCTCTCCAATGGGGGTTCGCTATAAATAATTCTGCGCGCCTTTTCTACCAAACGATCTGCTACTTCCTTATCGAAGTATACACGCTCGCCATAAAGGCGATCATCATCTTTACAACAAACAATGTAGAAGGCACGATCTAGTTTCGCCCACTTCATATAAATCTGCATCTGGCAGTAATGTTGATACTTCGCCTTTTCGACACCTTCTTTCACGAGTTTATCATACAGTTTTTTCGACGAGGTTTTACATTCTAATATATGGAAGGTCTTTGGCGCTTCTGGAAAGTTAACCCCAATGCCATCAAGAGATCCTTCAAAATGACCAAATTCTTCTTCCTTAAAATGGAGCTGTTCTCCACTATCTGGATCACGAGACCAAACGGTAATACCAACAGAACGGAGGTTTTCAATAATGCGATCTTCTTCCTTGTAACCCGATTCGAAAAGTCTCAATAATCTGGCTTCAAATCCCGGGTCGCTCGCCCAACGAAAATCGTACCATAATTGACGAAGGCAGTCCTTTCCGATCACGCTCGCCCCGAGATGTCCTCGACGGAAATCTGTTTTTCGATCAGCGTAACCTTTATATAGTAGTTCTATTGTTGGTGTGTGTTGAATTGGTAGTAGTGCCATTTACCCTCCCATATTTATATACACCTCTCGTCGGAACAACGAACCGAAAAAAAGAGGTTAAAAATTTTTTACTTCTGCCAAGGCTTTTTTGCCTTCGCCGGAGCAGCAGCACCCTTAACCGGCGCGGTTGCATCCGTAACATCTTTAAGTTCCTTGCCGTCAACACGAGAATAACCCTTAATGACATTCTTTTCGTCAAACCCGTTTGATCCAGCGCGAATACCCACGCTAATCACAAGCGGCTTCCCGTGAAGTTCTGAACTATCCTTCGGGTGAAGAACACCTGTTGCACGACAAACAGCAGAAAGTGCGCGCTGTGCAATTTCGACAGCGGTCTGATTAGAATTAACAAGATTGAGCGTCTCGAATATTTTTCTTCCAGCAAATTCGCCTTCAACCACTTCATAGGTCAAAAGCAAATATTTTCCATCTCCCTTCTTTGTGTCCTTCATTTCGCTGTCGGTGATAACGGCCAAATAGTCGTCTACGGGGATTGGAGTGAATTTTCCAGTTGGCTCGACGGTATTTGCATCAAAGTTTAATTCAGTCATTTTTATATATCTCCTTCAATTTATTTATTTTATTCCTCTTTCTGTTCTTTCCTTCCACACGGAATATACTTTTCAAACTCGGTATAATCCAGTGGCATTTCGTCAGGCATATCGCGGTAACGTTTCTTTGCTACACATCCCGCACTAGGGGAAACGCGCAAAATTCTTTCCTCTGTTGAAACAGCAATGTTGCGTGTCTTATCAAATCCAGATTTCTCACTGCGCGTGTGTATCTTAAGTTCACAGAATCCAATCACGTCGGCATATTCTGCTGCTTTTGCAGCCGCGCGCTTGTGAAGTTTAAGACCATACTTATCGTATGAAGGACGCATCGGGTCTTCAATCTTCGAAACGGTGGAATGTGCGATCATAATCACATTCATATCTTTGGTGTCACGCAAATATGTTACAGCATCAAAGAATTCCTGCCACTCGTGCATTGTTTCTACATAACCGCGCCCGTATCCCGGTTCCTCGATGGAATCTACTTTTAGACGCTTACAAGTGGCTTTCCAAATAAGCGGTTCGAGCCAGTCAAGTGTATCGATTACAACAGTTTCATATTCATGATCTGTAGTTGCAAGTGTCTGAATACATTCCATTACTTCATCAAATGAATTTGCAGCGCGGGGGTTCCCATTCTCATCCTGCGGAATTGCTGGGGCATCAATATCTCCAAGCCCGTCTTCCGTAAGAATGAAAATACGACCCGGTGCCATATTTCCAAATGTGGATTTGCCAATACCTTCCGGACCATAGATAATAGTCCGTGGCTTTTTAGGAGAAGCGGCTTTAGAAATCTTATTTAAATCAATCACAAATAGTTCTCCATTTCGTTTTGTTCGGTTTGCGTTTCTGTGCGGTCGGGCGTGCAACACGCCATATCGCGTAATAGTATACGTTCTATTTCTATTTATAGGTTTGGGTGTTACCAAACAGGATATCCCGCATTCGCACATTCTAATGACCATGCGGATCTATTTCCAATAGCGTTATTGTCAAATGGCGCATAACACGTCTCTACCCACTGCGCCTTCACAAGTTCTGCTTGCAGTTCGTTTTGTTTTTCCAGAAGAATTGTTTGGCGACGGAGTTCATATGCTGATATCAACCCTTCCGATGTACCTACGAATGAATATGCCCGATAAGCATAATGTGGTAAAATAACACCATTATAAATAGCATCCGAATATGATCCCAATTTATAATACTCATCCGAATACGTAATATTTGCTGCTACTGGTGATACGCATAAGAACGCGAGAAAGATTGCAGTAAAGATTTTGTTGTAGTTCATAATAATATCTATTACGCGTCCATTCGTTATATAGTTTTCTATGTTTATTCCTTTTCTTTTATCTTCTTGACAATATTATTTCTTTTATTTTTTGATGACATCGCACAAGAAAGATAGACCCCATAAGAATTACACATTTCTCTGAAGAATCTATCATGTTTGGAAAACCCACGTATCCAATAATCGCGAAGATGCATGAGTTCATGTGATATTAATTGTTTCACGATAATATCTCCACTCCTATGCACCCACGACTTATTTAGTGTTATTTCCCATTCCCTCGATCCTGCAAGTCCGAAACTCCGTTTCATCTTTTTCATTGATATATGGGGTTCATCGATTCCTAATCGATCTGATTCCTCCGCGACAAACTCTATGATTTCTTCATCTTTCATAATTTAATATACGCGTTTGATTATTATATAGTTTTCTATGTTGCACCGGATTCGCCGTGTTCGAAACGCGCGGAACGAGCTTTGTAGGCTGCATCTTTAGTTAATACATCAAACGTGTCTTCTTTGAAATATTCCCATTGTTCGTCATCTGGGTGATATAACGCAACAACGTTTTTATTTGTATCCCATTCGGAAACAAATACATTTCTATCTTCTCTCCCAACTCTCACTTGCAATCCAACCCAATCTCCGTCTATACCAAATATACATTCATCCTTATATTCCCCACCACCGCTATCACACGAATCCCATCCATAAAAGATAGCACGATAATTCCAAGGAGAACCGCGCATTAATACAATCGCACTATTTATTTTATTAGAAAATTCATTATATAACCCACTTCCTTTATCGCTATCGGGTTTGATCTCAACAAAAATTTCTAGTTCTGGCAACCAGAAGTCGGGTAAATACCACTTTCCATTTATATCATACCCCTCTGTTTCATATTCCCATTTTATATTCAAAGCATCAAAATATACAGCGTAACGAGCCTCCAATCTGCTCCGAAAATTACACCCTTTATATCTAGTTTGTATTGGTTTTATTGCAGTCATGTATATATGTAATCTTTCATACTATTTATACTTATCTGAAAATATTTATTCAAACAGATACAATTAAATACTAGAAGCACCTACATTATTTACATGTTGGAATTAGATGAAATTGTTACTATTTTACAAGACAGGAATTTAAGTGAAGTAAGCCGAAGAACGGGACTCGCAGTACCTACAGTTTGGAGAATCGCAAACAGCCAAGCTGGAAATGTTGGGTATGAAACCGTCAAGAGACTGTCAGACTACCTTGAGAAAAAACCCTGCGAGTGATCGTTTTGGAAAACATATTGTTCATTCCGCGCGCGCTTGAAAATAGGTGCAAACTTATTAAACTCAAATGGCACTCTAAAAATCCCGATCAAGACACTTGGAGTTTGGAAGATAGTTTCTATCCAACCGATACGAAAATTATAGAACACGTGGCATCTGGAAACAACTACGGTATAATTCCAATCAACAATACAATAGTTATTGATTGTGATTCGGAAAAATTATATTCTGTAATTCCTGCAAAATGGAAAGAAACATTAACTACAATAACTGGTCGAAGTGGAGTGATTGGGCGGCATTTATTCTTCGACTGCTCCGATTCACCAACTGAAAAGGTATCTATAAATGATCCCGACAACCCAAGTGTACAACTTGGAGATGTTAGAGGTAGCGAATCGAAATTTTATACTGTCGGCGCCGGTAGTATTCACCCGGACACTGAAAGGAGATATAAATATAAAAACCCCGGTGCTTCATTAATTTCCATTTCGTGGAAAGAAATACAAACCGAATTGTTTGATAAATTTA